GTTTGTATTATCCCTCGGGAAGAGGAACATTGTGGTCGAACGACCACGTGGATGAACAACCAGCTCCCATGACGTATCCACCTATCCGCTTAGTAGACCTCCAGTTAGGCTGCTTTTTCCCCATGGTGGACCCGTGAACAACTGGTATACGCTGCTCATAGATCCAGTCGGTTTCGAACATGTCGTCGTCAGAGCGAACGCCCTTCAAACGGATATTGTACCGAATACCATGATGGTTTGGCATACGCGTTCTCTTAGACTGCAAGTATCGGAACCTGCAAAATGAGAAGTGGTAAGTGCCGTGGAGATCTCTCGCGATCGCTTCTTCACTGAAACGACCGCCTCGGACTATCCGTCCACGATCAAACGCGAACTTCAAGCCAGAGTCATCGGGATAGTAGGTAGGTACCCACTTCAACCGAAGTCGGTACTTTCCTAACCACCTAGCCGCCCAATCAAGGAGACCCTCAGCGTGGTACACATACGTCGTCGACCCAAAGTACAGGATGTACTTTGTTAAAAGTCGATTCAATATGATATATAGCCAAGGTTCCAATGAGCTAAGCCTAGTGGATGTGGGTGCACCCACGTGAAAAGGGCGCACGTCGTGCCCTGCGAAGTAATCCCCTCCACAGGACTCTCTGAACCTACCCAATGGATTGGTAAACGTTTTGTCCTCGTTCACCTGAAATCCGACTGATTGCATCACTGCAATGTATTCGTCGGAAATCCGGGTCGGCACCACACAGTCGTCGCCGAAAACAGAGCAGCTTGCCCAGCATGCTGGGTCTACAAATAAGCTGTTAATCTCGGGGTTTGTGACTGAAAACCACGTGGCAACCGCTATGGTCCAGAAGACCAGACTCTCAACAGGAAACGTTGTAGCGTTGCCCATTGTGGCATAACAGTTTAACTCAATGACTCGCCCCTGATAGGAGGCAAAATCACTGCGAGTCAACCTGAAAGCCTCGAACCACTCAGGTGAACTTAACCACTCAAGCAGTTCAATCATCACGGAGTCACTAGCAGAGGACCAGTCTATGGTGGCGTCTTTGCCACTTAAAGACGATAGCCATGCCAGCATCTTATGACGATTTTGTAGAGTCACGACGTCGAGACCGAAGGCCTTCATGGCCTCGAACATTAATCCCATCAACCCCTGTTGCAAAAACATCGCAGCAGTTGTCTCAGGTCTTATCGTTCGTCGAATCTCGTTGTTTTTTTCGACCGTCATGAGTTGCGGTGCCTCTTCGAAGCAATACATAGGGTTCTTCAATGTACCCATTACCGTATTGTGATGTATTACGGAACTATATAACGATGGGTCATATAGCATGTACCTATCGAAAAGGAATTTAACACCATTGGACGACACCGAAATGGGGAATGTGAACTTGCGTTCGTTTGACGTGTCCTCGAAAGGCACGCCCACGGTCGTACCCGTGCTATTTTTGCACTGATAAAACCACGCATCCTCATCCAAACCACCCAAAACACACCGGAACAGTGTCCGGGCCCGTAAAAGGATTTTGTCCCTCAACGGGGTAGTGCTTCGGATTTTCGACCCGATAGGCAAGGCCAAAGAGCCTTTTAACCCACCTAAACGGTCGTTGGTCTGAACGAACTTCTCTATAGCTTTGCGCTCTAGAGGGTCCGTATCGGCGTTAGGAGACGAGTACTTCTTTGTAAGCTCGTCGCACTGCCTCCTGGCCCAGAATATCACGGAAGGGTGATACTTGGTGTCCCCTCGGTCCCAATACGCAAGTCGCGGGCCCGAGAGACCGCTTTTTACTACAGATTCCAGCTCGGCTAGAGCCTGATCTGCGTCAAAGAACTTCCGCTTTCTCTTCGGCTTCCCCTCGCGGGTATGCTTCGGATTGGCGGCTTTGGACCCGGAGGCCCTGTGCTTCCTGTTCTTCTGACGTTTCTCTCGCATGGAATGTTTTCCTGTTTACGAGTGATAGCAACCAGCGAATATAGAAACCCCGGACTTTCATCCGGAGTTCCCACCAGAACTCCACTATGAGCGCGCCCCGCGCGCCCAGAAGTCCTCGAGATCTCCGCCAGAAAGGCCGGCGATAATAACCAGAGCTGCGGTTAGCAGGTATCCCTGCAACTCAGCATCGGTTGTTTCGACGTCCACGGCGGCCTCGATCTTAATGGAGTTGACCGTACTGTTCCCATTGTCCAAGGACAGCGGAAACATCAGGTCGACCTTTCGCCGCGCCTGGGTGTACCCATTCGGTGCACCAGGAGATACTTTGGCGTCCTTACTTGTAAAGTCGAACCGCTTCATGTCGGCGTATTCCGAGGAATCCGCCAACGCGGTTTTGACTACGTTGTTAAGGACACTATTGAGTATCGTCAGGCCAGTTGCTGTGCCCCCGGAAGGGGCCAACGTCGCTCCAATAGGAAACGATGCAGTCGAGATCATGGATTGTGCTCCATCTTGCGTCACATCGACGGAACGCGGAATGTCCATCTTTGGACAGCCAACGCTGCGAGGTCAGTGACCTTGGTGATATCTGAAACAAGTCCCCCCAATTGCGGCGGGGGTACGATGTCCCAAATGGTTGGATTCCACATATACCTCTGATAGTTACCTCTCTTGGTAACAAATCCATTATCAGAAGACAATGCGGTGGACCAGGTACTCGGCTTCTCAAAGGCCACTACCGTCTCGGTAGTTTGGACATTGAGTTTACTCGTGTACCCTGCGGCTAGTAGCTTGATAGATGGGTCTAGGAAGTTCATCAAACCCCCCACGGTTGTGGAGAGATCGATTAAGCGATCGACCATAAACGACAGTGGCATGATGTTCCACAAAGTTTTAGGCCAATCTTTCCAACGGAACCCATAACGCGTTTTCCAGTCATCCACGGGGTTGGTCACCTCGTAAATGATGTAAGCACGCACGAGCTGCTCCTTTTCGACCTCTTGCTTCCAGGTGATGGCGTTGCCATCAGAAGTATTCTGGATTGCATTTGCCGAGGTTTTACCCTCGCTAAAAGAGGTACCATGCACGGATCGCCGTTCTGTTAGGACCGACTCTCGTCGGAGCGCCACTTTCATGGCCTGGTCAATGGAATTAACCAGAGGGGAGAGAGCGAAACGATACTCCAACCAGAGTGAAGCTGCGGCGTCGGCCAATTGGCCGATGTTCGCCGTCTTCCTTTGGCGTAGTAGACGTTGAAACTCCTTCCCAACTCCACACACGGATTTGAGAGGATTAGCTAGGAATTGAAGGGTTTCCCTCAACTCTAAAGCGTCTTCACCAAACGCGCTCCAAGCAGAGTCCACATTAGCTAAGGCTTTCGCCTTCGCAATGCCGACAGCGTCAGCAAGAGGAAGTAACGTTACATCCGGCAGAGCCGGACTCCCGTATACCTCCATACACTGTGCTGTCAAAGGACCCACCATCGTAAACCAGGAACCGGCCGTTTTATGAGTCCGGTGGAGGACCGCTATACCGAGCTGTTCTCGGCTATCGTGCTGAATGAGACAGGGATTGTTGATTATCTCCCCGCGTCGGATTTTTTGGAAAAAACCCGGCGTGACAGTGTCTACACAGAGGCGTTGACCGTCCTTTACGAGCCGAGGAAGGGAATTCCACGGATCGCCCCAAGATGATGTATACTTGATCGTATCATATATCTCGGGGTCGGTAGTAACGCGTTTGCGACCTGCCATAACAAGATCCTCACTAGTTAATGATGATTGCCGCTCCCGGGGGTTTCCCCCCG